AGGACAAAACACCAACCCCCAAAGAAGGCGAAGTGCCAGAACCACCACCGCCACAGGCAATGATGCCACCACCGCCGGGAATGATGTGATGGATGCGAAGATGCAGGTCAATGAACTTCGCACAAGGTTGTACGCAATGCGTGGTGAATTGGCATGTGAAGCATTGCTGCGGTTGGTAGCAGTGGAGTTGACCATGTTGGACCGGCGTTTGCGTACTTGCACAGAAGCGGAATTGTTGCATTTGCAGGGGCAGGTGCACATCTGGGAGAAGCTGCAGAAATACATCAATGAACAACCCCCGCCAGTGAAGAGCTTGACATAACCGAATCAAAGGCTTACAAGGACATCCCATGGCTACCACACCAGAACAACCGCAAGACACAGCAGCCAGTGCTGCCGCAGCATTAGCTGATCAATCATTCGCAGACGCATTCGCGGAAGCGGTTGCGGAATCGCCCCCACCGACAACTCCGGTGGCTGCTGAAGCGCCCAAGGCCGAAGCGGAAGCTCCCCCTGTCGAAGCTGCCCCGGCTGCAGAAGAACCAGCACCTGTCGAGGAGCCGGAAGAGACGCCGGATGCCAAGATCGCACGGCTGGAAGCGGAGGTGGCGGAATTCAAGAAGGCACCTCCGACGCCTGCACCGACACCGGAACCGGTCGAGGCCAAGCCGGAACCCAAGGCACCGGAGCAGCCTGCCGCGCCGGTCGAGCCGCAGTGGTACAGGCCGACCGATGAGGAAGCGGCTACGCTCAAGCGGCACGAGGAGCAGTGGCCGGAAATTTCCACTGCAGAGGCACTGCGTACCAAGGTGGCAGTGTACAACGCAGTGCAGTATGTATTTACCAAGATGGGTGAGGTGTATGGTCCTGTCTTGCGCCGGTTCAATGACACTGCCGATGCCATCGAAGAGCAACTGACTCTTGGTGCATTGCGTAGTGAGCATGAGGACTACGATACGATATATGGCAAAGTGGTGGCATGGGTGCCAACGTTGCCGGTAGCATTTCGTCAGGGTGCTGAACGAGTGATGAAGGAAGGTACGCCGGAAGAGGTGGCCGACTTGATCAGCACCTACAAACAGTCAATCGCTGCGCCGCCAAGCGCAGCCGCAGCACCTGCAGCAAAACGTACGCCCGAACTGTCAGCACCGGCCAAAAAAGCGGCGGCGGCGCTCACCGTGGTCGGCTCCAAACGCTCAACGCCGGTTACTGCCATCGACGCCAATGATTTTGATGGTGCGTGGGCTGATGCAATCAACCAGCGTTGACTGACATTCATCTCGTACAAAGGATATAACCATGGCAACTCCCGTCACCTACGGAGATATCACTCCCCGTACCGCTGCCTACGTCGTAAAGGATCTGCTCAAGCGTGCCATGCCGTACATGGTGCTGGAGAAATTCGGGCAGCAGTATCCCATTCCGCAGAACAACACCAAGAGCGCGAAGTTCCGTCGCTACTTCCTTGTCGGTGCCACCGGCTCGGCGGGCGCGGGCACGGTAGGTCAACCGTACTTCGTGCCGATTGCGATCACGCCACTGGTCGAAGGCATCACGCCATCCGGCTCCCGGCTGACGTACGTCGACTACACGGTCCAACTGAATCAGTATGGTGACTTCATCACCATCACCGATGTGGTGGAAGACACCCACGAAGACCCGGTGCTGCAGGAAGCCACCACGATCATGGCAGAGCAGGCGTCGCTGACCATCGAGACGGTGCGCTACAACATCCTGAAGGCGGGCACCAACGTCTTCTACGCGGGTGGTGTGGTTGGTCGCAGCACGGTTGTCACTCCGATGACGTTGGCGCTGCAGCGGCAGATCACCACGGCGCTGAATCGGCAGAATGCGAAGTTCATCACGTCGGTGCTGAAGTCGACACCGGACTATCGGACGGAGCCAATCGAGGCCGCGTACATCGCGCTGATCCATCCGGACTGCGAGACCGATGTCCGCACCATGACCGGTTTCATCAGCACCAAGCAGTACGGCACGACCACGCCATGGGAGAACGAAATCGGCTCGGTCGAGCGTGTGCGTTACCTTACCTCCACAGTGTTCGCGCCGTTCCCCGACGCGGGTGGTGCCAAGGGTCTGATGCGTTCCACCAGCGGCACGCTGGCGGATGTGTACCCGATCCTGATCATCGCTCGCGATGCGTACGGCATCGTGCCGTTGCGCGGCAAGGATTCGCTGACGCCGATGGTGGTCAATCCGAAACCGGCGGCTGGTGACCCACTGGGTCAGCGTGGTACGGTGGGCTGGAAAGCGTGGCAGTCGGCGGTCATCCTGCAAGACGCCTTCTTCATCCGCTGCGAAGTCGCGGCGACGGCGTAAGGAGTCGTCATGACTACCAAACACGATCAAGTGATCAAGGACGAGGCCGACGCCGAAAAGCGGCACAAGGCCGAGAAGGAAGTGCCAGTCGAGAAGGTCAAGCGTCCGATGATGTTCGACCTGTCGCCGCTGGCTGCCGATGCGCCGATGCCTGCAGGTACGGTGGCGGTGCAAGCATCGATGATGGACCCGGAGACCAAGAAGGTCATCGAGCAACTGATTGTCGAGATCAGGAAGCAGGTATCGGGAGGTGGCGGCGGGAGCGGTGGTGGTACTGCCACCGATCTCAGTTCAGTGGTTACCGATCTGAACTCGCTGCGTGACGCGATCATGCTGACCAACGCCTCGCTCGACGCCGATACCGGCGTGGCTACCACCACGTACGCCGAGAACGGCGATCCACCCCCAATTACCACTGTCGCTTGAAGGAGATGACAACATGGCACTGACTACCAATACACAAACGCAGGCCGCAGGCGTTCTCAACTACGCCACTGGCTACGTCGTGACCGATGCGGCAGCGGCGGTGAATACCACCTTCGTGGTGGGCTTCACTCCCCGTTCCATCCGGGTGTACAACGTCACGGATGGCATCAGCGACGAGTGGTTCGCCGGTATGGCCAATGGCTCGGCACTGCATACCGTCGCTGCAGGTACTCGCACGCTGGCAGCATCGCCGACCGGTATCACGGTTGGTACGGCAGCCGGTGGTGATGCTGGCAGTTTCACAATTCCGGCGGCGCTGATCCCGGCGTCGAAGACGCTGATCTGGGAAGCCCAAGGTTAGGAGAGGATGATCATGAATCTCAATTCTGCAGTAACGTATGTCCGGTCCCTGCCGATGGTTCCCGACGAGCAGGCTTACATCATCATGCTCATGACGCAGGCTGAAGCGCGACGGCCACCTCCGGAAGATCCGGAGGTGTTGAAGGCGCGGGCGGCTGCGGCGGCTTCCGCAACGGCACAGGCAAAAGCTGCAGCCAGTGCGGAAGTGGCAAAGCAGGCCGCTGCAGACGTGCAGAAGGCGCAGGATGACAAGGAAGCTACCGAAGCCGGGGTGAAGGCCGCGCATGATGCCAAGGCTGCAGCCGACAAGGTTGCAGCGGAAGACAAGGCGGCTGCGGCCAAGGTTGCGCATGAGGCCAAGGCTGCGGCCGACAAGGTTGCGGCGCAGGACAAGAAGGCAGCGGAAACGGTGGGTTGATGGTGCGCGTTATAACGGGGGGCGGCGGGCAACTCCTCCGCACCGTATAAGACCCTCCGTCTTTTTGGAGTGCATCATGAGTGAATGCATTGTCCGTATCGAGCGGTTGCAGAACGGCTACGAAGTCGAAGTGATCGATGAAAAGATCCAAGACGAGAACATGAAGCCAAGGGCTGCATGGAAAGATCCGTGGAAGGGCTATGCATTCACCGATGTCAAGGAAGTGGTGGCATTCCTGACCAAGCATCTCGACAGTCTGCCAGTCGAAAAAGACGACTACGCAACATCATTCAACAAAGCAACAGCAGAAGACAAGGATTGACAATGAGTGCAATGGCAAATGCATTTGCCGATAACATCGGTGATGACACGGTATTGCCCATGGGCGTGGTGCCGGGGCAACTGATCGACAAACCCCCGGAAGTCGTCAATGAGCCGCCACCGTACACCGGGCCGC